TTTTAGATTAAGTAATCTGAGATTACATAATGTTGTTAACAAGTACTCTTCTGTAGTATTTGTTAAGGTTCTGTGTCAATGCACCGTTGTCACCAAGGGCAGCAGTTCCTCTCGCAAATGGGTTCTCGACAACACCGTAACGTGTCTTGAATCCAATTTTTGGTTGGAATGTGTCCTCACCAACCGCTCTCACCATTTGTAGTGGAACGTATGGGCAATAGAACAGACCAGCATCAAATGCTGATGATCCTTTATAACCTACAGTCATGTAGTGAACACCAGATGATGGTGCGAAATAAGGATCGATGTAAACTCTAATTCTTCCGTTAAGAACACCAGCAAAAGTTGAGCCAGTATCATCAACAGCAAGATTGTTTGAGTTAAGAGCAGGTGTGTAATCTAACACGCCAGCCATTTGAAGTGCAGAAGCAACGTCAGATGAGCAAAGCATGATGTTACCTTTACCTCTTCTTGTTCCTCTTGCGATCTCATTAGCTTCTCTTTCGATTTGGAACATGAGACCTTTGAACTTCTCAACCATCCATCTACCATTTGAGTCAACGTCTAGGTCAAAAGTACCTGCTGAAGATACGTTTTGTTGTGCACCAGGAACAGCAACTAGGTTAACTGTTCTTACTACTTCCCTGTTGATCTCTGCAAGGATTTCTGTTGATAGAATGTTTGCAAGTTCTGTTTCAGCATCCAAGCCATGAATAGCTTTAAGATCCTGAGCTAGTTCCATTGAGTACTCAGCTTTCAGAGCTCTTGACTTAGCTGTTACAGAAATCTTCTCGATGCTGAATGCCATCTCTGCGAAAGCATTACCACCAGATTCTCCAAGAGCTTCAGCAGTAGCTGTTGGCATACCATCTGCAAAGTTATATGTTGCAGAGTTGCCTGAAGGTTGTGTACCTTGGTTACTTGAGTTAGCTTCACCCAATGTAGTATTACCAGCAGTAATAGTAGAGAATGAAGTATCTGCTTCGTTATAGAAAGCCTCTGTGCCAGACTGAGAAGTATATCTGCTTCTCATAGCAAAGATAAGACCTGTAGGTCCTGTCATAGGCTGAACACCAACTAGGTCATAAGCGACCAAGTTAGGCATTGCTCTTCTAACTAAGCTGATTAAAACTGGATCATAGTTATCAACGCCTGATCCTGTAGCGTTTGTTGGAGCCTCAGAAAGAAGTGAATTAGGTGCGAAACCTGCATTCTCTTTTAGAGACTTCTCTGTGTTTTCCAAACAGACAGCAGTTACTGATTTTTTATGACTATCCCCGATTTCAGGAAGGTCAGCATGCTCAATAATAGGTTGCCATTTGTTTTGGAGTTCTTCGTACATATATTCCATTAGTTTTCTCCTTTAAGAATATCGAATTATTTCCTAACAGTTCTGCTAATAGCAGCTGCATAATTGGCCATTTCACCTCGTAGCGGCTTGACTTCTTCATCAAGTTCTACAGGATCCTGATCTGAAACCTCTTCAGATACGACCTGCTTGTTTGCAAGATATGACTCTTTCAAAGTGTTTAACTTCTTATCAAAGTCTTCTGCATTATCATAATCTAAACCTTCCGATAGAGCACGGAGTTTCTCAATTTGTGTTTCTGCCAAGCCTTTAGTGGCTTCAGCAAAAATGTTTGTTGTTTGTGCTTCGAAGAGCTCGTTGCTAATACTAATCTTAGCTGCGGTTTCTTCTTCTAGCTTGCCTTCAAGTTCTTCTACTCTATTGTTTAAGTCTTGAAGAATATCGCTGTTTGCTTCCTCAGGAACCACAACGTTGTGTGCTTCCATAAGACCTTTAAGACCTTCCATAAATGATTCTGCGATTTCAACCTTAAGTGATGATTCAACAGCAACTTTATTCTCTTCCATCCACTCTTCAGCAATGTAGTTGATATACTCATCTACTTTACCTGTGATCTCTTCTGAAAGAGCTTCTTTAGCTTCTGCAATTTGAGTATCGAATGCTTCACTAAATGTAGCTTCCATTTCTGTTACTCTAGCATTGACAGCAGCTTCAAAAACTGTAGTTGCTTTTTCTCTTAGGTCTTCGGAAAGGTCCTCACCAAAGATAGCGTCAATATCTTCTTTAACGCCACCTGAATGACCTGGAGCCATTTCCTGTCCACCACCTTGTCCTGGCGTGGCAACCTTAGGTGCTTCTTTAGCTGAGCCAGCAGCTCTCTTATCAGCCTTACGAGCTGGAGCTTGCTTGCCACCTTTAGAAGTAATTAGGTCTTCGCCTTTGGATTCAGATCCGGACTTAACATCTGCAGAACCTGGGTTAGGTGCTTTAAAACCAACAGTCTTATCTGCTGGTCTTTTGTTCGAACCTTTTGCAATAGGTTCAGCGACAGCTGAATTTTCACCGCTGGCCTTAAACTCGTCTAGTTCTACTTGTTCTTCGGCTACAACAGCTTCTTCATTGTCGAACTTTTCTAGTTCATTAGCCATTTGTTTTCTCCTCGTTTTGAGTCTAATACGTTTGCTTATTATTTATAAATTAACAATTTACAGGGTTTTAAGGAAGTTTTCAAAGAATTCTACCTTTCTTTCCTGCAATTCCCTTGCACTTATTCTGCCGGTATCTCTAATCTGTTCAATCACTTTTTGTGACTGCCAAGAATTAGAAGCAGCATCATAAATCCACTCTACACCTTCCATAACACCATTCACAAATGCGTTTGGTGCAGAAGGATCGGCGACAATATCACCGGCAGTTGCAAGTTGAAAATCACCCTGCACTTCATTGATACCATCACTGTTCTGTTGTAGACTCCCCATACCGCGTGAAGATACACCTAACTGTGCTCCTTCATCGATAAGACTCTTTACGATTTTACCGTAAGGGGTGTCCATTATTTTTGCTCTCCCAACATAATCATTA